CGCAGCTATTAGACGTTGGTGCCGATGCTGGACGAGGACTCGATACGTCCGAGTGCCTCTTCGCGGAAGCGGCCGTAGCCACCCATCCAGTACCAACCAGTCGGGTTGAAGCGACGCAGTGCGTCCACAACCGGACCTTCGATGATGCGTGGGAATGGGCCATTGCCATCCGTGGTGCTGTACGCCTTGGCGAGTGCCTGTGCGCCCATGATGTGGGTGCAGTACACGTCGACCTTTGCGCCTGCGCCAGTCGAAGAGCCAGATCCGTCCGAAGCGTCGGTGAACACCTTCGCGCGTGGCGTCTCAATGAAACGCACCGACTCGAAGGTTCCGATTTCGCCCGTGTAGATGTTGGCGGTGTCAACCTGGACGTGCGGAGCATTCCACGAAGCGTTGCCCGTCTCACGACGCAGGTCGTAAGACACGTCTGGGTGGATGTAACCGACGTAGAAGCCACCGTCGCGCGGAGCAACGTTCTTCTTGCGGAGCGATGCCGTCATCTTGCGGATGTCGTTTGCGGTGACAATGTCATCAGCGCCGACAAACGCACGAGCCGTTGGCAGCGAAGCGCCACCCGAGCCGTAGAAGATGTTCTGGGTACCAGCGGCGAGCACGTCACGGACGACCTGGTCAATCGAGTCACCAGCGTTGTAACCGATGATGTTTGCCGCAGCGGCATCCACATCGAGGAACGAGGTGCCACGGAGCTTGGCAGTCGTGTTGACGGCGTTACCGTACTCGGCGAGAGTAACGGTGACCGTTGCGTCGCTCATTGCGACCGGGTCAACGTCCAAGATCTCGTTGAGCGGGGTGGTTGCAGCTGAGAGGTCAGCAAACTTGGTGAAGACCACCGAGCTTCCCGGCATCGACTGGTTGGTCGGCATGACATCTGCCGCCTGATCGAACAGGAGCTGCGAGCGGAGCGCAAAGTATGCGAGCTGCTCGTACGCCGCCTGGACGACGTTGAGGGATGAAACCTGTGTATAGGCCATTGTTTTCCTTAGGGTTGCCCCTAAGACGTGAGACCTAGGGGGTTAGTAGTTTTCTGCTTCGGCTCGCGCCTGGGCCAGCAAGTGCATCACTTCGTCTTTGGATCGGGCCTGCTTGATCCGCTCAACGTAATCGACTGGTGGCTCACTCGTCTCTGCTGCACTGGCCGCACGATTCACTCGGCTCCATGCCTGCTCCTCATTTGCAGAGGGCTTGCTGGATTCGACGATATTTGCTTCCTGGGCTGCAGCACGGATGGCATCAGTTGACAAGTCGCCTTCGTAGCCCTTGATGAAGTACTTTGCCATCGGGTTATCTGGGTTGACCCCAGCCTTCAGGAAAGCCAGTTCACGCTTGGCCTGCTCGGCTTCCGCAAGGAGTGCATCCTTACGCTTGTTCTCAGCTTCCAGTTCGCGCATTCTTGCTCGCACTGGATTACGTCCTGCTTGGTCTTGCGACTCGTCCTCAAACTCAATGTTTGCGTCCGACATGACCCACTCTTTCCTGCCCACGTACTGGCCAGAGGAACCAGGACGGCTGCAAATATCACCCTTGTTTACACACTGAAGCCGGGGCTCTCCAATGGTTATCCCAACGGGATATGACGACACTATTACATTTGTAACAAGAGTGTCAAGTATTACTGAGCTTTACCGATTCCCAGTCTTGTGGAACCTGAAGTTTCACCAGAGGTGCGAGAGAACTCTCCACCGCCAAGGAACGCAGCAACTCGCTCACGCTTGCGGCGGTCAAGCGCTTGTTGTGCTTGGACATCAATACCAAACTGGCCCCTGACAATGTCTTCCTGGGTGATGGCCTGCTCGCCAGCAAATGTCTGAGCCAACTCGCCAAGTTTGCCAATCTCTTCAAAGCCCTTTTGAGCTTCTGCCGCAGTCGTTCCACGTCGAGCCAGATCCTCGGCCAACGTTCCAGTCAGACTAATGCCAGCCTGTTCTTGCGCCCTGGCAGCAATCTCTGCGGCGCGGGCCTGACGCTGATAGTCAGCAGCCATAAGCAACGGACGGGTGCGCTCCGGGTCAATGAAGTATGCGGCCAACTGACCTTCACTGACGCCGTACAGTTCCTGCATCTTCTGCTTCACTCCAGGGTCGGCGTCCGCAACCATGCGGTACCCCTTTTCTACCCTATTTTGCAGTTCTGTTACAGAAACGTCACCCTCAATAAAAGCACGAAAGTCATCTGGTGAGTCATAAAAACCCTGCGGCATACCGTTTCCAGCTAGGACCTTGCGGTAAGAATCCTCCATGGCAATGTAAGTAGCTGGATCAAGCTCTGGCAAGCCAGCCTTCAACCTTGATTCGTTGGCAGCAAAGCGCTGCTTGTAGGCGGTCTCATTCTTGATAGAGAAGATGAGGGCATCCTCGTTCTCAATGTCGACCAGGTTCTTTGTGTAGTTCTGCCACAGCGTCTCGGTGAGGCTTTCAAGCTGATACTGGGCAAGGACAGAACGCAGCGTATTGATAGCGTTTGCCTTGTTCAGCGGAACCGATGAGTCGGCACCAGCTCCAGCCCCAGAGGTTGGGTCAATGCCATAGTCCGGATCATCTACGGTGCGTCCCCACTTATCACGAATGACAACAGTCGACTCCGGCTCAGTGACAGCAGGCGGAGTTGGAATGAATCCCTGGCGGACTGCTTCATCGATTGTCTGTTGGGTTGGACCAATCTGGTCAAGTGGCAGGTCCTCTGCATTCATGCTCATTACTTCTTCCTTCCGAATGCGCTAGCAATTGTGAGGGCAAGATTCGTAGCATCCTTGTTGGCAGTCGACGTGTACTGGTAGCCGTACTTCTGGTCAGACTTGAGCTTTGTCTCCCAGTCAGACAGGCTCATCTGCCCATCCTGCTTGTTGCCAAAAGCAGAAACAAACAGTGGATCGTTCATTGAGATTTCGTTTGTGGTCTTCTCGAGCACTCGAGCCGCAATCTCACGGTACGGTGAGAAGATGTCCTCAAGCGTGAGGCCAGCATCAATCTGATCTGACAACTGAAAGAACGCAGCCTTTGCTGCCTTCTGCGCGTTCTGCCTAATCGTGTCAGCAGTAAGAATCGTGCCCGTAGGTGCGTACTCCTTGCCAGTGACAGCTGACAGGATCTGGTCCTCAAGATCAATTGGGTTGTAGTTGTATGCCCTGGCAATCTTCTTGACGGCCTGAGCATCGAGGCTCTGCATCAAGTCCTCTTTGCCCCTAGCCCTTCCGCCAACCGTGCTGTTGATGTAGTTGGTAAGCACGATCCCGGTCATTCCGGTACGTGTAGCTGCCTTGGCAATTGAGTCAAGCTCGGACACCGTGAGGTTGAGGTCGCCGTAGTTAGCTGCTATCAGCGCACGGTTGCTCGCTACACGCTGGGTCTGCTCGCCAACTGGAAGTGAATCAAACTCCTTGGCAGAGTTGGCAGTTTGCTGGTAGTAGGGGGTCGACCGAACCTTGGTATCAAACGCATCGATTCCAGCCTGGGTAGTGAAGTCGTACTGGCCTGGGTTCTGGGCTACGTCGAGGATGATGTCGATAAGCTCGTTGCCGAACAAACGACGGGCCTCAGCTTCTCCAGCGCCACCATCGATGATGGATGCAAACTGTGGAAACCGAGCCTTGAACGATGTGCGCCAATCAGTTTTCTTTGGCTGTGCTGCCATCATCCACCACCCAGAAGTGCAAAGATTCTGTTCATAGCGTTACCAGCTGACTGTGCTGCTGCTTCTTCTGGGGCCGCTTTCTGTGCCGCCAGTTCTGCAGCTGTCTCCAATGATGGAGCATCCATCGATCCGCCAGCACCACGACTGCGTTCTGTTGCCTGGATCTGCTTGACTGCTGCATCAATCTCTTTGGCGGTAGGCATACGGCCAAGAAGCTGAAGTGACTTCTGACGGAACAACTTGGTTGCATCCTCGGTGGAAACAACAGACACGGTTCGTCCGCCACCAGAGACAAGCTTGGCCCCACCCTGGACGATTGGCAAAACTGCTCGCCAAGTGCGGCCGAGACCAGACGAGTAATCAAGGAATCTCTGGAAAGCGGTTTCATCGCTACCCATCAAACCCTTGCCAGTTAGGGCAAAGTCACTTGGCTTTCCACCTTCTCCATAGAAGCCGTAATCTTTTAGTGTTGAAAAAAGTTCGATCAACTGTGCCTGGCTAGTGATGCCCCTATACTCAGCAAGCAGATCTTTGCCGTTCCTGTCGTACTGACCACGAACAACGTTGCCATCTTCATTGACGAGCTGATCGCCAGAGTAAACAACGATACGCCCAGCACGGCCAGGGACGGTTGAGATCGTGTTTGCCCCAGACAGCAAGGCGTCGTTTTGCGCAGCCTTCAAGTTGTCTGTGGTGTTATTGATTACACGTGCTGGGAACGAGTAGCTAGTACCAGCAAATGGACCAGTCGTAGCCCCGCTACTTCCTTGTGCTTCCTGGATGAGCGTCGCCAGGTCGGCATCCCCAGTAGAAGACGTAAGGTTCGTGCCACTCTCGCTCTTGGTAACAGTAGAAGCAGTTGCTGACGTAGTGGTTGTTGGTTTTCCACCAGTCTTCATCCCATACGGGTCGGTCTGGTAGTACTCCGCCCTCAGTTCACGCCTGGTCTGCGGGGTGTCCTCGATACCGCGAGCAGTTATCTGTTCTTTGATCCAGGTATCAGAGTTTTTTGCCATTAGTCTTCCACCTCTTGAGCAAGCAGACGACCCCAGATTCTATCAAACTCAGGTGATTGGGCAGCCAGAGCCTCACCAAACTGGTACAGAGATCCACGAGCACCTTGTGCTTTTTTGGACTGCAGGGTCTTTGTTCCAACACGAGCAAGTGCAAGGTCGCGTTGCTCAAGATACTGAATCAGCGGGGCAACAACTTTGCTATCTGCAACACGAGAGTCCTCGACCAAAGCCTTCAGGTTCTCAATGTCGTTGGCAAATTGGTTCGTAACGAACTCTGCGTAACGTGGGAATCCAGGATGCTCCTGGTGCAGCTTCTGGCGGTACAAAGCCAGGATTGCACTTTGGCGCTCGTTTGGATATGGACCAAAGAGCCTGCGGGCACGGCGATACTTGGCTGCACCGATACGTTCCTGTGCGAGCTTTATCATTTCAGTGTCGGTGAGCTTGACTCGCTCGCCACGTTGGAGTTGTGCATTCCATACACTGAAACTAAAGTCCGATCCATACGGCGAGAAGTATGCACCAACACGGTCGTATTGCTTCAGAACGTCTGGGTGCTCACGCTGCCAGTCACCAAACTCTGGGGATGCCTCGAGTCCGTTGACCACAGAGCGTGACTTTGAGGACACGTACAGCGACATGTTCTCTCCGTACAGCTCAAGGAATCTTGTAACAGAAGTGTCATAATCATCCTGCTGGAGTTTCTGGAACTCCTTGATGATTTCACCGACAAATGCATCACCCTGCTTTGTTGGGACAATAAACTCTGTGGTTCCTGCGGTTGGTCCAACGAACTGAGAGATTGCCCTAAGCGCAGTAAGCCAACGTGCATCCCACTTGGCATCAGCCTGCAGGCGTTGCATCTCTTCTTCTCGGCTCAGGTCATAATTGCCAGTTGCCTGCTTTGCTCGCAGCACCTCGCTGTAGGTATTGAAGTACGCAGTAGTCGTATTCTTCGTATCAGCCTGCAACACCTGTGCAGCTTTGTTGAGCCAACCCGGGGTTGGGTTGAACAGGGTCGAGTAATCCTTTTTGCCATAAGGCAACAGCAACTCTGTAATCGTGTTGTACTTCGGGACATCTGGAATGAGTTCCGAAGCAGCGACCTGGGCCATTGGTCCGATTGCTGGAAAGACGTTGATTCCCTGAGACAACTGTTTGACTGGGGCCTCAAGGATCGACTGCACAGCCGTACCGCCACCAGGAATAACATTCTGCACCATACTGGCGATTCCCCTGCTAAACGGGAAAGCGAACATCATCTGCCCGGTCTGCGGGTCCTCGTACACGAAACCACGACCATCTTGATCTGGATCTGCGTACTTAGCCCCAGTGTAGATGCGCTGGAACGAGCGAAGGGCGCGGACGTTCTCAGTTGCCGTAAAGCCCATGTACGTCCCAACGATGTCTCGCCATGCACCAGCGAACGGTGCGATGATTCGCATAATGTCTTCCAGGTTGCTGCGCTCAGAGGCATCGTACAGAAGACGCTTGGTTTTCTGAATTGCCAGGAAACGGGCATAGTCATCAAGGTCTTCTGCCGAGATGTTGCCCTTGCCGCCCTTCGATGCGATGTCCTCAATACGCTTTGCAATTGCATCGTCGCCAATGTACTTGCCTACAGACACGCCCTCGAGCTTGGCGTTGTCGCGAAGCGACTTCATGACCTTCTTTGCTGATTCAGGGTCGAGACGATCAAGGTTCTGAGCAACGGTGTCGTAGTAAAACTTGCGGAACGTCGGACTCTTTTCGGTTGCCTTTACGTACTTATTGCCATAAAGATCTGTGAACAACTTGTCCACCATCTTGTCCATAGCTTCTTCAGTGGCTTTGAACCAACTCTTGTCTTCCTTGGCCCGACGGTACACTTCTTTTGCCACACGCTCTGGCAAGCCACGGCCAACCTTCTCGTCCCAGATTGGCTTACTATCGATCAATCGACGAGCCTGCCTGCTTCCGTAGGCACCCTTGAATGCCTCGCCTTCATGCACCGGGATGAACGTGACCTTGTTGTCAGCGATCCTTGTGATTACACCCTCTTGTCCATCAACAGAAACAACCTTGCCTTCAATCGGCTTGAACCCGAGATCCTTTACCGGAATAACCTTTGCTTGGTCCATCATCGGGACGCGGTTGAATGCGTACATGAACTGCACGTCATCAAGGTTTCCGGTGTGATTCTTGACGTTGCCAAGAACAACAGTCTTTGCGTGTAGGCGGATGTACTCATCCACCCTTGCCTTGCTCATCATGTCGAAGTCAACACTTGGCGACACAACCTTTGCGCCGTTCATGTCAACGTATGGGATTCCACGCTTGAAGATTCCACGGATTTCTGCGTAGGTTTCTGGCTCACGAGCAGCCTTGACGAGCATTTCCACAATCTCGTCTTCTGTCTTGCCGAGCGACAGCCCACGTGCAGCGATGTTCTGCAACGGGTCATTGAACACAAGACGACCCTGCTGGATCATTCCATTGGTGTGCTTAGCAAACCCACCTTGCCTGCTCACAGGAACCCACACGTTGGTGTTCTTCAGGTTTCCAGCAAACTCAGTTGTAGTGATTCCCTGCTTGCGCGAACTCGTCACAAGAATGTCCTTGTGCCCCTTGCGCAAAGAGTTCAGATCCTTACCAAGCAAATCCTCGCCAAGAATGGAGCGCTTACCAGTACGGCCAAACACCAGGTTGATGTAGTCAAGCGGGTGAGCGATACCAGTCCCAGCACCAAAGTGCATACGGACCTGGGCATCCATACTGTTACGGATTCCATATCCAAGCGTTGCAAGTGCAAGCGGCTTCCAGATTGCGTTTTGCAAAGTATCAATAAACTCATAAGCAAACTTCTGCTCACCAGTTGCAACACGCTTTGTTACTAACTCGGTAAGCATGTCGCGCTCGTTTTCAAGATCCCTAATCTTTGAGGCTGCTGTCTCGTCAAGCGAATCACCAGACGCAGCTTTGATCTCGTCGATCTGCTTGGTAAGTGCGTCGTACTCTTTCTGGTCCGTAATTACTTCAATTTCACGGCGCTCAAACTTTGAGGTAGTGAACAGGCCAAGCGGGCCACCTTTTCTTACGGCCGTCCCACCAGCCTCTGTCTTTAGCATGTCGGCGAAGAACGGGTTCCTTGTCAGGCGGCGAAGTTCACGTGCGTCAGGCAATGTCTGCACACGGTTCAAAAGTTCAACAATCTGCATCGGACGGGCAAATCCAACCTCATCGCCAAGATGTCCGGCCTTCTCAATGAAGTCTGTGTAAAACTCGGGCGGGAAGTCATCCTTTAGCATGTCTGCAAAAGCGTTCATGAAGCCGTGGTCGGTTTCGTTACCAGCACGGTTCAGCATCCACGCACGGATCTTGTCCATCTCTTCACGTGGCTTTTGTAATATTTCTGCAACAATCTCCTTGGGCACACCGTTCTTTTTTAGAAGCATCCCGATTGTCGCTTCATACGCACGGTAGGCGTCGTACTGGTCATCTGCAGTTGACGATGCACGGAACGCTGGCATGACGATCTGTGCGATCTCACGTACCTCATCCTCGTTTGCACCAGCAGAACGCACAGAGTTGACCATGTTGCGCACAGCCTTGGTGCGGTCGAACCTGTCGCCATTGATGACAATCGTGCTCTCCGGCATGGCACGCATCCAGCGAGACTTGCGGATCGTATTGACTAGTGGTGCTCTCTCGACTCTGGTTCGCAGCGGGTTGCGGTAGTCGTAGATATTGCTGGAAAGCGTTCCATCACCGACGACCCATCCTTCCGAAAGGATCGACTTGACTTCGTCACGGCTCTTCGCATTCTTGAGCGAATAAGCCATATCCGGAGAAACGTCATATTTGAATATCTCCTCCATAATGTAAAGGTCGTCATCCGAATTGACGATCTCATCAATCAATGCACGTGCAGTTGGCTGCTCGTCCATGAACTTGTTCCACTTGATCCAGTCGACAGTTCCACCTGCGAGGTTGTCTACAACTCCAGCCTCAGAGGCAAGGGCTGCTTTTAGCGCAAGCTGTCCCTCTCTGGCGAGGGTGGGCACCTCTCCAGCCGTCCTCAAAGCCCCGGTAAGCGTCTTGCTCACAAGCTTTGTTGGATCTGGTGCAAGTACGTTTACAATTGCGTCGATGAAACCCGACGCATTCCGATAACCCTCACTGTTTGGGGTGAAGAATACCGATGCCGCACCACGGCCAACGGTGAACGCGGAGCCATTCAGCTCGCCACGGAAGTCACGCGCACGTCGTGCCTGCTCTGCGCGGAACTCGTCACCAACGACGAATCCCTCACCTTGCAGTTCTGGGTTGTCCAGAAGGGTGGCAATTGACAGAGAGTCCCAGAATCCGCCAAGTGTCTTATTCTTCGATTTGGTTGCAACAAAGAAGGATCCAAGATTGTTGATAGTTTCTGGGATTGCGTCAAGACCAGCCACGCCGTAACGGGTGATTGGCTTGAGCGGATCGATAACAGTGTCATAGAACGCATCGCCAGTTGCGTTTACTGCGTCTAGCGCTCCAGGAACAATGTCGATTGCCTTGCCAGCCATACGTGCAGCAAACGACAACGATGAGATTCCATACTGAACCGCACGACCAATGCCCTGCATAAGGCCAGTTGGCTGCTGTGCCTGAGAAACGAGCTCCCTACCCTGCAGTTCACCAGCTCTGTCGATAGCGGCGTCACTTGCTCCAGACTTAGCCAGCGCAATCTGCTGCTGTGGCGTGAGCCATGGAGCACGTTCGTTGATTGCCTCAAGGGCTGCAGCCGTAGTCGGATCGGACTGAGCTGGCATATTCCGCTTTCGCAGGTCGAGCTCCGCCTTCTTGCGGAGTGATTCCTGTGAATACGGGTCTAGTTCATATCTCCAACTCATTGAGCTCCGTACTTATCGATCAAGTCGGCAAGGCCAGAGTTCGGGTACAAACGTGCGATATTCAGCAACTCGTTGATTGAGTTGTCATAATCGTCCATCATTGGCACTCCAGCCTGCAAAGAGTTCATGCCAGGACCAAAGTCTGCACCACTAGTGATCGGTTCCATTGGTCGATCAGTTGCACGAGTAAGCGGCCCCATTGAGCCAGGCTTTGGACGCTGCGCATTGACCTGACCAACGGCATCGGTCGGGGCCTGGCCCATTGGTACGGCCTGCTGAGCTTGACGAAGCTTGGTTGCTTCGCCATATTGCGACGAAGGTGGGGTCTCGACAGCGATTTTCTTCCCTGCCTGGACCGCAACGTTCTGCAAGTCTGTTCTATTAGTTGCCATCTAAGCCCCCAACTGCGAGAGTAGTTCCTCTATTCCACCAGCTCCAGCAGGGGGCGCCACGCCAGCCTCGGCTCCCATTCCGGGTTGTGCGAGACCAGGCATCGCCTCAGGCGCTCCCGGCTGAACCATGGCCGCCTGTCGATCACGTGCACGTTGGTCGGTGCGACGGACGGCTTCAAACAACGGCACATCGTTCTCAACCACAAGCTTGGTGAGATAAGCCAGGTCTTCTGGCTGATACGGGCCGTTTGGATCTACTGCCTGCTGCTGGATGGAGGACAGCAATGCAGCCTCAACACCCTCAGCAATAATGCGATCATGCTCAAGATCTGGGTCGGAGATCAACGGATCTGACTCACGAGCTGTTTCCTTGCTAATGATTCCAGCTCCAAGGCGCTGACCGAGGCCGACAACAAGGGCGTTTACGTCAGAACCAGCAGCGCTGTACGTGACGTAGTGGAAGTCATTAGTCCACAACTGGTTTGGAATGTAGGTCGAACGACCAGCAGCTGCGCGGCCTGGGATGTAGAACGACTTCTGGAACGAACCCCAGTAGGCCTTCTCGATTGCGATAGCAATCTTGTCCTCTTCCATCATGGAGGTCTCAAAGATTGCCTGTGCTTCCTGCACACGGTAGTCAACAGTTGCGGAAAGGACGGAATCGCCACGTCGACCAGTGCGAATGTTGGTGGCAGACTCTCCACCAAACTCTGCAGGGATCGCTCCCTCGAGTCGTTCCTGGCGCTCAAGCCTGTCGAGTGCCGTATCCGTCTTGTATCCAGGGTTTAGCTGCAACTGCTGGATGGTTCCGCCCTTGACAACGCCGAGAATGCCAGACTTTCCGTCAGCAACCTGGAGGATCTCTGGGTTTTCACCAGAGTTAGCGATCAAATACTCTTCTGGGAAGATGCCACGCTCAATTGCGATCTCCGTAAGGGCCTGCAAACGAGCACGGGTGTAGTACATGCCAAGCACACCGTCGAATTGTCCACGTGGCTTGTCCAAAGTGATGCGGTTTGCCACCACGGCGAGTGGCATTCCGGTCCTATTGGGAATGTTTTCGAGCTCGATTACCTCGATACCCATGCGCTCGGCTGGAGTAAGGTCGGGGTTGTCGTCGGAACCAAGCACAACAAGCTGAATGCTGTCTGGGGAGACGTACTCAAGCAGCGTGTAGCGGCTATCTGAGCTGATTCTGCCCATACGCAGACGAGCACTGACCAGTTCTCCGTAGTTTTGCATCAGGTACTGGGCACTCACCCGATAGCTAAAGATGCAGTCGTACGGAAGGTTGCTATCCGGATCGTCGGTTGGTGCGGCAAACGTGTCGAGCGGATTGCGCACAGTCCAGGTTGGCATCAAAGTCTTGAAGTCTGGCTTCAGAACAACTGCCGACTGGCTGTAGCCAAGCAAGTGGCGAGCACGGCGACGCATCTTCATCTGCATCTTGTTGTGATCCCAGATTGCCAGCATTGCTCGCTTGCGTTGACGGGCATTTGCCTTGCTGCGCTCGGAGCCTTCCTTGGTTGGTGGGAAGAACGGCGACGGCATGGTCGATGCAACGCGCATTGACATCTGATCCAAGCCTTGAACAAGCAGGTTTGCAACAGAGGTCTTTGCGTTTCTATCCAGTTCGTTCAATGGAACGATGACATCACCATTGGCCAGCTCACGAACGCGACGCATCTGCTCCTTGACTGGACCAGCTTGGCGTCTGCGTTGCTGGTAAAGAGCAACAATCTCCTCTGGGGTTAGCACTACTTGAGGCCCAGCTTCTTCTTCGTTTCGGCGTTACGTGCGTTGATCTCTGCCTGGCGCTTAGCCTGTGCAGCAAGGCGCTGGTTCTCAGCAACAGTGCGTCGAGTCTGACGAGTACGAATGAACTGTGCGTTGTTGCGCTGGAAGTTCTGTGCAGCCTGCGGATTGGTGCGAGCAAGATTGCGCATCTGCTCACCACCACCCTGCACATCCATGAACTTGTCAAAGTCTTCTTGACTATTGAACTTGGTTCCAAGATTTGGCTTTTCAGTTGACGCCACTGTCGTGCTCCTCGATGATGCTGCCTTCTTGGTGGTCACCTTCTTGGTGGTCGCCTTCTTTGCGACTGGAGACTTTCCGGTTGTCTTTGCTGGCTTCGTTGTGGAGGCCTTCATTGCCGGAACGTCGTCAGCTGGGTTGTACAAGTAGGCATCGCCTTGACGCACATCAGCCGACACCATCTCGCTGAATCCTTCTTCACGCACAGATTGGGATGCTGCCTTCTTGCGAGCAACCTTCTTCACCGGAGCAGCAGACTTTACTGGTGCAGCCTTCTTGGTTGTGGCTTTCTTGGCGACTGGTGACTTGCCAGTTGTCGCGGCTTTCTTGCCAACAACTTTTGTGGTTGCAGATTCGGCAACCTCATTGACAGCAGTTGCAGCAGTTCGCTTTCCTGGTGCCAATGGGCGAACGTAGTCAGCACCACGTACCTGTGCGCTGACGCTACGGCCAAGGTCATCTGCTTTGCTCCACAGCTTTGCTTCACCCCTGACTGCGTTGACGGTTCTCTGAACCGTGCGGACAGTTCGGCTACGGCCAGCAAGTCGACCAAGCAATGCTCCGCTAACTGGCTTCACAAGACCCTTAGCGACACCACCAGAGTAAACAGTTGCCACCACGTCTGCAGTGTTGAGCAAAGCTTCTGTGCCAGTAGCCTGACGCAAGTTTGGATTCTTGCCAACTGCACGACCAACGGTGTTGATTGCAGGGTTGACAAACGTTGCATTGAGGGATTCACCCTGAGACGAGGCAAAGCCAAGAATCTTCTTGCCGGCACCCAGCCAAGACTTGCCAGTTCCGGTTACAGCTTTCTTCCATTCGTTTGGATCAGTCAATCGAAGTGCAGCCGACTCAATTGGGTTGGTGCCACGATTCGTAGTTACGTTTGCCCCACGCTGATTGCTAGGAGTAACTGAGGACTTCTGCACATTGCCAGACTTGAATCCTTCAACCGCTTTGCGACGAATTGACAGCATTCCAGGAGCAACTGGGCCACCAGCACTTGGACGGACTGTCGTGCGCGAAGTATTGTCGCTACGTCCAGTCGTGCTTGCACCTGGAAGGTTTGCGCTAGAAGCAGACGTAGATGCTGCATTACTAGCAGCTGCCCGCTGAATATCTTTTGGTGTGTAGAATCCTTTGCGGGTTACACCACCAGATTCAAACTTTTGACGCAGCGCTTTGCGGTCTACGGTCTTTCCAGCCGCAGATAACTCCTGAGCGCGAGTCTGAACATAAAAACGCTTACGTGCTTCAGCAGGTGATAGGTTAGGGTTAGCAGCAACAAAAGCTTTACGAGCTTCAATCCGTTGTTCAACATTCTTCTTCTTGGATGCCATGTCACTCCTGCGCGCGCGTACTACCAAAGTACCATATTCACGCAGATAACCAGGACGGTCTCCAAAGTCTAGGAGGTGCGACAGCCGGACGCAACTGCGGCATGTGAAGTTCTGCAAACCAGTGCGCCATCACCAAGTCGGTTCCGTTCTTCTTGTCGCGGGTCCATGAAGTCATTTCGTCAATGAACGCAAGTGTCTTCCAGTTATCTCGAAGATCTGGCAGACGAACCTGCCCCGTTCTCCACAACTGTGGAAGCAAAGCTTCCACACCGAGATTTTCATCGAGTTTGTTCCTGCTGGTGGTGTGCGGAACGACGTTTACGCTTTGCATAGCCTGCCACTTGCGGATGAAGTCATGCGCCAAAAGGAAGCGCTGGGCAGCGTTGATCTCTACGATCCAATGGCTAATTGGGTACCCCAGCTCCCAGGAGCGTTCCTGCCAGGCCTGCATGATGCCTGAGTATTCCCCTGTTCCCGTGTCGTAGCCCAGCAGTTCTTCGGCGGTCAGCTTGCAGCGCTCGATGTCAACCAGGAACCTAAGCCCAGTCTCAGGCTGGAAGAGCCACCATTGAATGGCCCAGAACATGGTGGGGCTCGGGTCGACCGACGCCACTGAGATTATGGGTTGCGATAGCCCTTCAGGAATATAGCCAGGACGGCGACCAACGTCGATGCAGCCAGGATAGAGAACCCCATCAGGACCCATCCCACCAGTTGCCCAAGTGCGCTCAATGAGGTAATGTCCCTCCGGCATATCCTCTTGCTGATAGACAACCTGGAACTTGGACGGAGTGTTGTAGCGGATGTAAGAAAGGTCCTTCCAGGATAAACGGTACGGGTCCAGGAGGGGGCCGTCTGGCCAGGGTGGTGCATCTTTTCGTTTACAAGCAAGTGTTCCATCGTCGAGCTCCTCGTAATAGGCTTTGTAGACCAGGTGGTGGTACTTAGCCGATTTCGTAGGTTCGACAAGTTCCGACTTATCTGTAACATCAGAACCGTCATATTCTTCCACTTCCTCGTATGTGACTTTTGACAAGCAGTGGGCGTATAGGTCTTGAGGCCCTAGACGCTGACCTATAACGGCAAGCATGCCGCCCGGGTCCACACGTGCTTCGGCCATGGAGTCCCAGCGCTCCAACAGCTTATCTCGTGCCACGGACTCTTTAGCGTTCTCCGGTGAGGCTACGTCGTCGAAGAGAACTAGGTCGGCACGGTGTCCGATGAACTCTGACTCGATTCCGTATGCAGAAACGGTTGGCTCTTTGTTGTCTAAGCCACCCATGGTCTGCTGCTCGACCACAAACTCCTCGGCCCGCCATAAGGCCCCTACGTGGGTGGGCTTGAATCGGCCGTAGTCCAGCACGAGGCAGGCTTCAGCATTTACTGCTAATCCGCGAGCCACCATCTCGGGGTCTGGCTGGATTGGGGATGTGCGTTCCAGGGTTTCACGGATACGGCGTGAGTACATCTTTGCTAGCGTCTGGCTAATAGAGCCGATCATCACACGGATAGCCCGGTTGCGTACGATGCACCAGACGGCTACGTCGTGAAACAGGGTGGATTTGCCCACTCCAGGTGGACAGTTGAGCACCATGAACTGCTTCTCTGGGTGTTCCAGCATTTCAACAATTTTGTAGGCAGCATCTACCTGCCAGGGGCTAGGAATACGCCCGAGGTATACCCGCCGGAAATAGTCGAAGTCTTCCAGGCCTCGCTGGGCCCGTGGGCTGAGCCGACCACTGGGAAGGACTGGTGGCATATCCTTCATAACCACACGGTCTCGTTCGACCGCATGCCCACCAGAAGGCTTAGAGGCGACTAGCTTTACCTGCTCCAGCTCAAGGCTGGTCTGCTTGGCTTTAGCTGACCACTTGAGTGCTGTGTTGTAGGAGATACCCGCATTGCGGGCAGCCTCCTTTAGGGTGACGCCAGATTGCAGGGACTGCCAAAAGATGGACCTGTCCTCTGCAGAGATCGCCCTCCGCCCCTGCTGCATGAATCTGGGCTTACTTGCCCTTCTTCTTTACACCCTTGACCGGGGTCGGCTTGTTCCAGCTGTTCCGGTAGTCATACACGAAACGCTTTAGCTGTGCTTCCTGCTTACGAGGGATGATGAAGCCGATGCCAGGGTTGGCCTTCTTCATTTTGTCGATCTCAACGAGGCCTTCCATCGCAGAAGCAAGGGCCTTCTTCGTTTCACGCGAAGCCTGTGCAGTCAGTCGCTTCTTCTTCTTTTCGTCCATGTTGCAATCGTACACCATGGTGCTATAGTGAGACCGCAAACCAATCAAGTCCCTCATGTCGGGAGACACAGGGCACGCATGGTCGTACCACGGTTGCAGGTGGCGGGACGTAAACAGGGAAACCTGGGTAGACCCCTGACCCCCGAGTCAGAGGAGCAGCGTGTGAACGTACAACACAAACAGGTGTCGGCTAGAAACATTGGCTACGGCCACCTACTACAAACGTAGTGAAGCGTGGGGGGAGCTTTTCTTTTTCTGTTTTCTTTTCAACTAGTGCGTGTAATACGCACCTGTGTGTGGAGCTTCACCGAAATACACAAAATACACACATATCGAGAACGGGTATTATCCCCCCATACGGGGGGGAGAAACGGCAAAGCCCCAGTAGCCGATTTGACTACTGAGGCTCGCCGTGCTAGGTGCTAAGCGTTCTGGAATGTCCAGACTTCGCAGGCTGGCAGTCCCAACATCTCGTTGGCTGGGATGTCGGCAACCTTGGAGACCAGTCTCTTGGACTGACGATTACCCCAACGATTGACGGACTCCACGATCTTGCCCTTGGAGCCCTGACCCTTGGGAACTCTCAGCCCCCAAGTCTTGGGCTCTTTGGTAATCATGGTGAATGTTGCTGAGATGACCTCTGCCGTAGCAGTCGGCTTCTTCTTTGTTGCGATAACTAACTCCCTTTCTCTTCACTTCATCGCCCCGTTGGCGACAACATCCACCGTAGCCCATCTGGCGACGCTTCGCAACTCGACCGGTGCTCTCAGGTTTCGCCATATTATGTATCAAGCCTAAGCCCTTAGCATAGGTAATCTAAGTATCGGTAGCCCTAACGGTAGGTACTAGCACACTCGGTAGCGATAAGTCCAGCTAGAGACGCTAGTGGTAGGTCTATCGGGGGTTTAGTGCCTAGCGCATATCCCGATCATGGATACCCACTAGGTGATAGACCTACTCACTAACGCTCTATTCCATTACCAGCCTCTACTAAAGGCTAGTACTACGACTAACAGTAGAGCCCATATGCCTACTGCTAGCCAGTTCTCACTCATCTTCCCCCTCTGCTTCAGCCGTCAGTTTGGTTATGACTTCCTTGTAAGTCTCAGGAAAGTCCTGTTCCATACGGCTTGGGTAGACATGACCTTGCCACAGAGAATGGAATAACTCTATGGTCTCAACATCAAAGTCAGCGAAAGCCAACTTGGGCTGAGGGTCTGCGTCATCTAGACAGAGCATGGATACCTTGTCGTCAGCCTTGACTACGACAAAGCCCGTAGCAGCACAAGCCGTGATACGCCTGCCGTCAGGCAGATTAGTCCTAATGATTAGGGCTACCTGCTTCCTGAGGTGGTAGGTCATAAGCATTGCTTGAGGGCTAGTGACTATCTGTACCAAGTCCTCGTGGGTATCAAAGGTGTAAACCTTAGACACTTTGCCACCGTGGTATTGACCACTACCGATATCGTCAG